GCTTCCAGTTCTTCGTATGTACGATTCCATTCTTTTGAGAACAATATTTGATCTTGATGTGTAGCATTTTTTATCTTCATTAGTTTGTGTAGACACCAAGTGTCTACATCAAGACGTTTATATTCATCAGGCATAAACCATTCGCTTTGACATACACTGTCAAAAGTCTTTTCGTCTACATCTAATGGGATATACTTTGTAAGTTCAGGTAGGTATTGTTCACGCATTGCTGCGTTAAACTTTTCTATATCATCTGAGGGATCACACAATACCACGTGACACTTGTCAACATGACCGCTATAGATCATATCAACAAGGTCTTTGTTTGTAAATCGTGGGATACCGAGTTCGTCTGTTTTCATAAGCATACACTTATTTTAACTTACATTGATTAAACTGTCAAGTCCTTCTTGGCCATTTTGTTGTTCTTTTTGTTTTTGATACGCACGTGCCTGGCGAGAACGAGACTCTTCTTTATACATGTCTAACAAAGTAGCAACTTGTTGTTGCACTTGAGGATTGTGTGATTGGAAATACCTCTGTGACAATTTTGTAATAGACTCATCTATCTCTGCATCTGAAAGCTTATCAAACGAGTCTACTAAAGGATTAAACATTATGCCGAGAATTCACTAATATAGTGTGCATATACGGTAGTGCCACCGTCGTCTGTCCAAAAATCAACAATCTTAGGATCAGTTGGTGACGCTACTGTAAACGGAGTTGGAAAGTTTGCATCGTATTTAATTATGCCGCCTGCCTCGGTTGACCAAATAACTGTTCTAGGTGTAGAATTGTTGCTGCGTATTACTACTCTAATCTTTCCTAATTTATTTGTGTCTGGCCAAACTGCTAGTCTCAGTGTTACATTATTAGAAACTGTAATAGTTTGGTAATGTCCGTTAGTAAAGTTAATATCTTGTAGACTGTCAACTTCGCCCATTGGATTAACTTCTTGTGTAACTGCTTCTAAACTTGCATCTCTGATAACGCTTCCGTTAAAATCATTATCTGCATTAACCTTTGCAGTTGTATCTTGAAGTGATTCAATTTCTGCTTTAGATGCTACAAAATTATCTTTTATAGTACTAAAATTATCACGAAACCCTTGCGAGTCGTTGTCTTGACCTGCTACAGGATATTCTGCATCAATGTCGGTTGTGTTTATATTGCTTGCCATTATGTTTATCTCCAAACGTATTTATTATAAATTAAAGTCGTAGTTAGCAAATACGAAGTATTTAGGATCGCCTACGCCTTCGGTTGCATCAATTAAAAATCTATCAATGTCAAGTTCAAATTGTCTATAATCAAACTCACTAAAATTAATTGCTGCTTTTATTGTTGCACTAGTACCTGGGCTGCAATATGCCAACGGTATTGCAAGTGTAAAGCCTAGCTCTTGAATACTATCTTCCTGTGCTGTTCGCATCCATAAAGGTAAAAAGTTTCTTTCGGTTCTTCCTAACTTACTAAATTCTTTTCGCATATTACTTATATTACTAATATATTTTGTAATTTTATTTGGATCACTTACTTTTACTGCTGCACTATCTGCTCTTACAGTATTTTCTGGAACTGGTCTTTGATCTAAATTAGTTGCAGATCCTCTATTTAATTCTGCAATTGTGTTGGCCGAGCGTTGTGCAATAATTAAGTCATCGCCAAACACCCAATCTACAGAGTTGCTACGAGTTTCCATACTAAGTGTATCTCGAGTAGGAATAGTATTATACACTCCTGATCGTCCTACTATAGGTATTCTATTAAATTGTGAAGTATTATAAAGAGGATTATTAGGTTGTGCCCTTATAGTGTTGACTAATATTTTAGCATTATTTTTGATAGTAACAGATTCAGAAACTTTGCCGTCTTTTTCGTAAGAGTCGATGATGTCTAGATATACTACTTCGTATATAACATTATTAGTACCCGGATCTTTGGCCACTGCTGTTTTAAGATCTCCAATTCTATAATTCTTTCTTCTAGAAGTAAGAGCGCTTACAGCAACATATTGCTCAGCTAATTTTGTTTCAATGCCTGAATAAACTAATAGCTTAATATTTTTTGTCAATCCAAACTCGGGATCATTAGGGCGATATATGTTCTCTGGTGGAAATATTGCAGCATCAGTTACAAATTCGTTAAAAGTAATTCTTTGCTCAGGCTTTAATAACGGCTTGAGATAAATGTTCGAATACAATTTATTATCTGGATCTGAAACTGTTATTTTAAATGTTCTTGTAATAGCACTGTATCCAAAATGATCTTGTGCTCTCACAGTAAACTCGTAGTCTCTATCTACAGAAGTAGTGTTACCATCTAACACAAGATTAGCACTATCAAAAACTGTTAGACCCTTTTCTTGCACACTACCGAAACTATTTATTTTACCAATAATTTCTCCGTCATATGCAAGAGATAGACCTGGAGGTAATCTTCCATCTTCTAAAGAGTATAACATATTAGAATTAGGTACATCAGATTCTGCTGTAACACTTAGCGTTGAAATATAATTTGAATTTATATCTCCTAAATCTTCATCTGTTATCCATCTTATGTTACTATTAACTTCGCCTAAAAGAGTAACTTTAAATGTTTTCTTAGTTTCCGAACGTTCGGAACTGTTACCCGTTACGCGAATAGCATTAACAGTAAATACATATTCTCTTGTTACCTGCGGCTGGAATGGCACCTTGCCTGCTACTTCCCCCGAAGCTTGATCTAACGATGTTCCTTGGGGGAGTACACTAGGCGAACCGTCGTCGTTTATATCAATTAATTCGTAACTTGTAAATCCAACTAAACTGTTAGGATCGATAATATCTAAAAATAACGAAATATAATTGTTAGCTCGTCTAACTCCTAAATCTGACGGTGTTAACCATATAGGAGTTCTTATTGGAGTATTGTCAGCACTAAATACCCCGCTACCAACTTGCATGATAGTGTTATCTGCACGTAAGAAATCGTCACCTACTACATAAATTCTAAATGTTCTTGTCGACGTAGTATCACCGTCTGTTACACTAACAGTAAATTGATAGTAACGATTTAATTTTTTAGGAACTTGGGTAGGAGTTGCAAAATCGTAAATAGACACGTCATAATAAAAACTATCAAAACCTTGTGCACTTTTTATACCAAAATCGTATGGATATCGATCAAAGTTGTTTTCATCATAGATTCCACTTTTTGCTTGTTTATCTAACGCAAGTACTGGGTCTACAACACCTACTAGTTTACCACCTTTAGTTAGTGATATACCTGGAGGGAGTTCTCCGCCATCTTGCCCTATAAAATATGTTAGCCGTTGGCCCGAACTAGTGTCCCTGTCAATTACTTGTAACTGATAATCTACAGGCGAACTATCTAAAATAAAATACGTTTTGTTAGTGCCAATATCAAGAAGATCCTCAGGCGTAACCCAAACAGGTTCGTCTGCACCCTGTACTTCAATTGTAAATGTCCTATCTTGTACAACACCATTAAGTGTTCCTCTAAGGACAAATCTATAGTTAATATTTCTAGGGACTTCAAAAGGAGTGCCTATTATTGAAGTCCCACTGAGTCTCATACCCTTAGGAATTTCACCTCCTAGTAGTTGTACTGTAGCATTTTGATCCACAGGAAGAGCAACAGATGTTGTAATTCTTTCCTGTAGTATTGCTAATTTTGTTCCAGATCTTTTATTCCATAAAGCCATCTACACGTTCTCCGTATAGTATTTATCGGCTTTACGTACTAACAGTGCCAAGGTCAATTTGAGCAGTATTAATGTCAGGACCTAGTATTGCACCTAGATCAATATCAGTAGCATTTATTAAATAATCTATAATAGAATTAAACTGTCGTTGTATTATAGGTCCAAAGTCCCAATAATTATCAAAATAAACATTGATATCTCGTATGTCAACACCGTGTACAAGGCCTGTTAAGTTACCTACAACGGCACCTGCACTCAGTGTATCTATATTAACAATATTTTGGTTGTTGGCGTTTAATGGTCCTGACAACCTCGGAGATGGATCTAGTGCAACTAAATTCTCTCCTTGTACATCGATAAAAATATGATTTAAAGAAGTCCTTGTTTCGATATTAGGACCGCCCATAATTCCTACATAAGTACCATCATTGCCGTTTGTACTTCCGTTATCAGTTAAAAATAATAAGTTACTCATTCCGCCACTACTATTAATAGTAATAGTATCACCGTTTGAGGTAAGTGTAGTATTTGCTCCTGGCACAAGTTTTTTAAATTGTAAAGTTCTGTCTACAGTTTGTGCATATACACCTTCGCCTGTTATGCCTATATTTTCTACTCCAACAGTAGATGTTGAAAGTCTAGAATTAACATCATCAAAATTATCATTTACTTTGATAAAGGCTTCACGTAGGTCGTCGCCCGTTCCGTCATTTGCGATGTTGCCTACGTTAATAGATTGTATTGCCATAAATATGTGCTCCGTTTAATATATTTATCGTTTATAGGGCGGCAATAGCTGCTTGGAAGTCTGCATAAGTTGCACTAGTTGATGCAATATTTTTAAGTTCTGCAATACTTACATATCCTGGAATTGTACCATTAACGCCGTCTACTATTAATGACGAGTCATCTGCAAAAACGCTACCAGTTACATCGCCTGTATAACCTTCTACTGTACGCAAGGTTCTAAAAATAGCATCAAGCCCGCCTGTGTCAACTGTATTTGAATTTGACAAAGATAAAGAACTTCCGTCATAGCTTATCGTTTGTGTTATGTCAACTGTATTACCATTGCTGATAGTTAACGAGTTTCCGTCGAAGCTTAGTGTTTGGCTATCTTCACCTTGTGTTGTAATATATCCTACGTCATTAATTAATTGCGACAAATTAGTCGGAGCATTTTGTACTTCTGCATATGTAACATTAGCAGGTCTCCAAGCACCTGCATAATATTTTAAGAACTTATTAGTAGCATCGCCTGTAACAATAACATTACTAAGTTCTTGTAATGTCTTGTTGCCTAAGTCAAAATCTAAAACTAACGATTCTGGCTCCCATACTCCGTTTAAAGTGTTATATCTTAGCACATCACCGTTACTAGGTTCAACACCTAGTACATCTTGTAAATCCCAAGTTGATATTACTTGAGTTGGTTTATTAATTAAATCATTATAATTTCCGCTAAACCCTACTGGCACATTATCTAAGTCTTCAAAATTATTACTAAATGCAACAGCAGATAAACTTTGTCCGTTTATTGTTATTGAACTTGTTGTAATACTTCCATTAACCGAAACACTAGCAGCATTAATAATTCCGCTGCCGGTTAAATCTAAGTTATCTCCTGTAGGCAATTCGCTTATTCGATTGCCATTTTCCGTATCAATTATAAGTGGAAATTTATTTGCCATTATTATGCTCTTCCTACAACTATTTCAATTACGCCCTTGTCGCCAGTTAGTTTTGACTCAAGTGCTTTACCAATTACAGTGCCTACTCCTGGCGTGTTATTAACAATAGCATATCCTGGAATTGCCGATGTTATAAGCATGTCACCTTTGTTTACCTTGCCAAGTACCTTACACGGAACACGTCCCGATAATGCAACTTCTACTGTATTTACTTCATTTAACTCTGAATTCATTAAGTATGCAGGATTTGTCGAAACAACACCTGCAACTCTGTGATCTCCTTTAGCATCAGTAACAGTAACTTCTGCATCACCGCCAAATACCAAAACAGTACCTGGTTCGTACTCTGCATCGCCGACATATTTCTCTGCTAAGTCAGCATATTTTGCTTGTGTAGCAGTACCGTTAAACGTTGTTGCATAAACAGTATTCCAACGAAGAGCATTAGTACCTAAGTTGTAACTACTGTTAGTATTTGGATTAATGCCACTTGCTGTTCTAGCGGTAAATGTTACGCTATCGCTTGTTGCATTACCTAATGTTGTGTTACTATTTACTTGCAGTGTGCCATTAATAGTAGTGTTACCGTTATCAGTATCAACTAAGAATCTATTAGTAGTATCTGTGCCGTTTCTAATTCTAAACACACCGCCAGTTTTAGCAATGTACACACTTTGATTAGAAAATACACCAGTGTCTGTAATATCTAATGTGTTATTGCCACCTGCAATTAACTGAATTCTATCAGCTGCGGCGGCAGAATATCCAGACCCTGTTCCGAGTCCGATACCAGTTGTTGTAGCGGCAGTTTCGCCGGACTCGCTTGCTGCTTCAATAAAGTTAGTATACATCCAACTGGAAGCAATGTAACTTCCATCGTCATAACTAGATCCTGTTTTTGCTTCTGATTCAGCAAATCCGCCTAAGCCATCGTTTGTAATTCCGCCTAGTACTAAGTGCCCTGGAACTTTAACTTGCAAGTTTGCACTGTTGTTACCAGTTGCTTCAAATACTGTAGCAGTACCTGGAGTTTTAAATGAAATTGTTGTGCTAGATAGTGCTACAGTATCAAATCCGCCGACTTTAATTCCTAAAGCATCAAGTTTGCCGTTAGCATCTCGTCTAGCAATACTATCAGAAGCAGTGCCTGTTGAAATTCTAGTTGTTGCATATTCACCGTCGTCTAATTTAATTAGTGCTGAGCCTACTGTTGTATTTGTATTAGCTGTATCTGGTATTCCTAATGTAGTCGCAAGTGTTGTGTTTGTAACTGTCCCACTTGTATTAAACGCTCCGCCGCTAACGTCTCTAACATATACAACAGTTTCTCCGTTTATATCACCTTGTGCAGTACCAGTTATACTTCCTTGTGCAATAACATCTTCATCATTTACTGTTACAGGGCTTGTAAACACTAACTTTGTAACGCTAGCATCTTGCCATTCTGAATTGTTAAAGTCACTATCTTCAAGACCTTGACCAAACTTTGTAACGTCACTAAACGAGATAGCTTCGGCATCTCCAATACCTGACGATATTTTACCATATAGTTGATATTGACTTATGTCTGGTATTTCTGCAAAAGCAATACCATTATCTTTAATTCTTACAAATCCTTGCGTAGTTTCAAAGTTTTCGTCGCTAAACTTAGCAAGTCCTAAATCTGCTTGTACTTTAGTAGCAGTACCCGACCAGCCGTTAGTGCCATCACTTTCGTCAAACGTATCTGCTTTGTCCATTAACAATTTACTTTGACGTATATTTGCTGCACTATTAACATCATTATCAATAATACTATCAGCTTCGATTTGTAAATCAATTGTAGTACCACTACTTGTTCTATTAACAGATATATTAATATCACTTGATAATGCTTCGCTAGCATTAGCTATTTCATCAATTGGTCCGTCTATAACTGTTGCAAATTCTACTCCGTCTGTATAAGATCCTAGAGAACCTAACTTTTTATAAAGTGTTTCACCAATTTGGAAAACTCCAGCAGTTGCTTCGTAAGATACTTTTAAAGTTGATCCTTCTAAAGAATCAGTATACGATTCAACATCTACTACTGTTCCTAATTTAGACTCACTAGACGGAAGACCAATTACATCACCCGCAGTCCACGTTCCAGCAGTTACTACAGTTGTAATAAGTCTTTTAATCCCCGTAGCAACAATAATATCATCAGATGTAAGATTGTTAAATTCAACATTTCGTAAATTTTCTAACTGATCGTAGTCGTTAACTTTATCGTCAACATAATTTTTATTTGCTGCTGCTGTTCCGTCTGTGCCAGGCAATGCTAAATTTGTGACCTGATTAGACCCCATATCTAAATCGCCTTCCATTGCACTTCCGCCAGTAAGTGGTAAAAAGCCTGTGCCGATTCTGTTACCTATAGGCGATGTTTGTATTTGCGATCCGGCTCCTACATTCCAACCTAATACACGATTTATGTAACCAACTACTGATCGTTCTGTTGGAACTGCTTGTCCTGATTGATCTGCCATTGCATCATCAGCTGAGAATTCGTTAATTGTAACACCACGTTTAAATCCTAAAGAGTTAGCATTTGAAATACCAATTTCTCCAGCAAACTCAATATCACCAGTTGCTTGGTCTACACTAAAGAATTTACCAACACGGAAGAAACCAAATTGGTCTGTACTCATCCAGAATACACGACCTTTGCGTCTTTCCCATACTTGCGCACTAGTTGCTGTACTAGCATCTGTATAGCTAACAGCAAGTGCATTTTCTGGATCGCCTAAGATAACATTTGGATAATTAGAGTCGTTAAATCCTCCTGTACCAATCTGTGTAAAGTCATGTCCTGTTGCACGGCACAGTGAAATTGCAATTGTAATTTCAGCTGTTGATCCCGCATCAAGACCGCATTTAATTACACGGTCTGAAGGGTTAAATGCTACTGAAATCCCTGTGCCGACGTATCCACTAATATTAGTTCCTTGGTCTTCTATTGTAATGTAACTAAATGCTCCACCTGTTGTGTAATTTATTACACGATGCATCTTACCATTCCAAGTAAATACCATGCCACCTGTATAACCTATGTCGCCCGGCTGTCTTCCTGCAATGTCATTAGTAAGTCTAGTTGCTAGTGCTGGAGTTGTTACAGGTTTAATAGCAATTTGTGTATTTCCCTGGACTGATCCAAATCCTCCTGATAAGTTTGCAGTATCAACTTCTAGAGTAAGATATTCATAACCTATTTCAAATCCAACAAGAATTTCATCTTGTGCTAAATCTTGCGCAAATGTATCGTCAGATGAGAAACTTAAACTACGATAAGTTACCTCGTCTGACTCATCAAAGTTAACAGCAGTACTCGGTCTTGTAACTAATCTTGCTTGGTCACGTACACCGTCAAATACATGAGTAAAATTTTGTCTATACTCAATAAGTGCTCCATCTGGAACATCTAGTCTTAAACTTCCAAAGAAGTCAGCAGCATCAACATCATCAGCTCTTAGTTCTAGTCTATATACAGTATTATTATACACTCCGCCTACAGCAACAATATCGTCTACACTGTTGCCTTCTATACCGTCGTTGTCTGTATCTGAAACATTAGTTACATTAGAAACAACGTAGTTGAGAATTCCAGTTACTCCACCGTGATCAATAGTAACAAGTGAGTTAACAGTAGGCTGATAACGCATATCTGTTAGATACAATGAGCTATCTTCAAATCTATTGTAAGTCGTACCATCCGAATATGCTTTAGCAGGAATAGTCATTGGATTTTTTAGTGTAACTTGATCTGGGATTTCATTAGGATCGGCGCCTTCTGATACTAGACCAAAGAATCCATAACCGTTAGAACCGTTTAGCGATCTAATCTCTGAACCGTTGTTAGCATAGTACGCTGCTTGACAGTAATATGTAAACATCGATACCATCTCTGAAAACGCACCGTTGTTAGTAACAAGACCATACCCTAAGTCGTTAATCTGCGTAAAGTCGTTACCGAGCATTGAACGGTTACCAGCAGTTTGTAAGAACAAGTCTCTGTAGTATAAACCATCTGGGAACTGTGTTTCGTCATAACCTTGGCCAACGCCGCTGTTGTCTGGGTTAGATCCTGTATCTAGATAAATTTTACACCAGCCGTTTCCGCTATCGTAGTCTGAAATAGCGTTAACTTGATAACGTCTACCTTCTACGTAAAACGGACAAGGTAACTGTGGAGGGCGAATAAACAAACCCTGTCCAGGAGTTGATCTTACCCAAAGCTCAAAATTGTTAATTTTGCCAGAGCCGTTGTATGTACCTGTGTTAATAACTTGTGGTACATACACAGGAATGTTACCTGTAAATGCGTCAACATACATACCGCCTCTAAAGCGTTTTTCGTTGTCGCTTTTAGAAAAGCTTGATCCAGTTTGGATATATGGCGACTTAGTTAAAACTTGTCCTTCAGGATCAAGTACAACCATAAATCCGCCGTGTCCTTGAACTGTAGCATTTCTTAAAATACTAGCATCTGACATCATAAACACATCGACACCGTCGTCATCGTTGCGCTTAGGAGGATTATACTCGGGTTCAAATGCGAACGTTACTAGATTTACTAGTCCGTCTACTATATTAATTATACCTACTTCAGATGCCCCTTTCGAAACATCAGGTTCTACACTAGTATTCGATACTGGCGCAACAGCTCCTAGTAAATCTTGCGACAGTGTAAAGATATGATTAATTGCAGCTTTTGTAATAGTTCGTTGTCCGCCGAATCCTGCTAAATTAGTAGATTCGTCGATGTTATATTGATTGATATAATTTGAGTAGTATTCACCTTGTGCTTCGAGTATAAATTCTTGTCCGCCTCTAATTAAATCTTTAATAATTGCGTCAACAATAAGACCAACATCTCTATAACATTTAGCAGTGTTGTAAATAAAGTTAATGTTGGCATCAAGATAGTCGATAGTATCGTCAACTATATCATTTTTGTTACTTGCAATTTGCAGTGCTGCATTTTCTACAGCATCTGTTACCCAAGCAATACTTGGGAGGACTTCTGCAACTAGATTTATTAAGTTACCTTCTGAAATAACTAATTCAATGTAGCCAACTAATGTGTTAAGTTGTGTACCTTCTGTTACTGTTGCGTCTGAACCTGATGTATCTTGAGATTCTAAATTACCGGTTGTTATGGTTACTGCAACACCGCGTGAAATTTCATCAACAATATCACCTAGTCTATCATACGCTGCAACAGTCGCTTCTGTTTCGCCCACACCTAGCTGACTAACAGCACCGTCAAAGTAACTAGAAGCAGCTACTCGTGTTGCACTGTTGCCGCCATATAGAATATCATATGATAATGCATCTACAATGTATCCTACGTCTCTTGAACACTTTGCAGTGTTGTAATCAAGCAACGGATAGTTATCTGAAATCCACGCAATAATTTCAGCAATAATAAAGTCTCTGTTATTGCGTAATCTATCATGAGCATGATCGCCTGCTGCATACGGTAACGCTGATGGTACTGGAAATGTAAACGCATCTGGTGTATTGTTATCAATAATATCTATAACTTCATCATACGCAGCATCTGATCGATTCTGTGCTGTAGCATTAGCAACAACTAACGGAAGATTTCTAGATAGTCTTCTAGCTTCATTAATTGCTAATAAAGTATTTTGTTTTTCGTATCCAAGGTTATAAGCATTGTTTGCACGTTGATATGCTTGTCCTGCAGTAACTGATTTATAGTTTGAACCTGTTGCAATGTCGTATACAACTGCATCGATAATTAGTTGTAGATCTCGTCTACAAGTGTTTCTGTTATACAGTAATTGATTTTTATTATTATCTACATAATATATTACTTCGTTTTGTATAAACGTTTTGTTTAAAGACATTACTTCAGCAGCAGTGGTATATCCACCTATATTAGTTACAGCTACGCCTGTGTTTTGTGCTCTTTCATTATCAGTAAGATAGTGTCTACCAAAGTATCCTTGTAACTCGTTGGTTTGGTTATAAAACGGCTCACCAGTAGTAGCAAGATCAATTCCATCAAATTCTTTGTCACGGAAAAAATATGTATCTGCCCACGGTGATTGTGACACACGCTTTTTAGGACGAATAATTACTCGTCTAAATTCATCACCTTTGAGTGATACGTTATTTGAAATCTTAATTGGAAGATCTTCTTCGTATGTACCCGATTCAACTAGAATAGTAATTTGTTTTTCTTTTACAAAGTTTCCATATTCTACTGGCTCGTTTAAAGCAAAATCTTTAGCATTTAATTGTACAAGCTCAAACGTATCATTGTTGTTGTTAGTTCCGTCGTTTGTAATTACTTTAACAATACGTCCTTGTGCACCTGATATTTTACCTACCATAATTTTGCCGGGTAGTGTATCTGTATTCTCAGGATCAGCCTGATCGACAAATGTTCTTGCACCGTTATCAAGTACTACTTTATAGTTAGAGCCGTATACTTCGTCTGCTCCTGCGTCGATACCGTTTTGTAGAATATCAACAATTAAATCAAACTTGCCGCCAGCGCCGGTAATTGAAAGTCTTGCAGTATCCGAAGGGTTAGGAGCATCAAATGTTTGTAGTAATTTAGTAGTTTCGAAATCACTTACTCTAGGTTGGAATACTTGACCCAAGCGTCCGCCTGTTGTATACGGAGTATATGCACTAATGTCCCAGGCGTTTAGTAGTAGAGGATCTCTATATAGCTCAATAATTTTTCCATCTAATGTCGGGTCACTATCTTCAATAACTCTAACATAAGCACTTTGGTCTTCAATTTCGACCATTCCAGACATATCTTTAAATATTACTTGATCGCCGTCTTGGAGACCATGGCTAGTAGTGGTTGTTACTCGAGCGCGATTTCCGCCGACAATAGAAATACTATCAACTGATTTCTCGTTGTATAATTTATTTTGTAGTGCAAAATCAACAAAAGATTTTAATTGTTGAATTAATCCTAGTGTTTCTGTCTGTTGTTGTGTAATAGCAATTCTGCCAGCTGTAGTTGAATAATATCTTTCAGCGACTTGTCTTGACAAAAAGTTTGCAGTTACACCTCGACGTATATCAAATTCTATAGCTTCTAATATTAATCCAGTATCTCTTTCGTTATCGTCAATATTATAAACATAGTTAGGAAAAGTATAGTTTAACCATCCATTAATTTCTTGAATTAAATAATCTTTATTAGCTTTGATTAAATCGCCAGTTTGTATGCCATCGGCATAACCATTAACGAATCCAATAGCTGTTACTTCAGAAGGACTATCGTTTTCTTCTTTAGTTATAGTTTGAAAATATGGCCCTGGTTCTGGTGCAGATGATCGAATTATTTCTTCTGCACGTCTTGCTGCTGCATTAATTGTTTTATATGCGTAGTTTAACGATGTTCCTTCCTTGCCGGCTGGCACACCTATCATTTTATCATCGCCGTCGGAACTTACAAAAATATTAACCGTTGACGAATATCCTGCATTATCTACATAAAATTTAGTAGCAGCTTGCAAGTCGTCCGACCCGTTAGGGGTACCAAAGCCTGATAAATCGCCTGGATGATCTGATAGTGTAAGTAAACCTTCCATTACATCGCCCTGGCGCCTAACAATACTTTCGCGTGGCATTGCAACATCACTTAAGAAATTTCCTTGTAAAGAAGCATCTACACCAGTATCTATCATCTGATGAGTATCATCAGATGCAACAACCCCGCTCATAAATATTTTTGCAGTATCTGCGTCAGTATCACTAACTAATGTTGCATTTGACTGTAATTCAAATACTGACAATAAACTTTCACTTACGTATCTTAGGAAATAAACAGGCTTTACTACGGCGCTGCCACTTGTAGTTTGAGTAGCTACAAATACTTCTCCAATTTCGCCTTTTACAGCGCCGATGGATGACCAAGCGACATTTCCTATTGTTAAGATTCTGTATGTATTTCCTATAACAATATTAGAAGCTGGAATTTCTGAAAACAGATTTAGTGGATCGTTATACAAAGCATCAAACGTAAATTTTAATCCATTAATACTAGTATCGTATCCGTGATCTACAACTTCTATATTACCGTTAAGATACCTACTAATATTTAATTTATATAAATCTTGTGTATCTGGTTCTGCTGCAATTCTAACTGGTAATCCTGAGCTAATATAACGTCTATCAGCGTATCCTTTTGTAATAACAAGGTCATCGATATTAATTCCGGTGTTATGTATATCATTAAATTGTTCTGCTGCTTCTTGTGTAATTGTAACATTTGCAATAGCATTACCAGCAGCATTCATCGGAGCTCCTAATGCTGGCTTAACATCGTCTGATAATCTTCTAAATGATGTACTAATTATTAACTTGCCGCCGACTGTATAACTAAATGAAATAGTATCAGGAGTATTAGAGTCTATTGCATTGTTTGACGCTAATTCAACTAAGTCAATCTTACTACCATCACTACTTACTAAAGGAATAGTATTTGGGGTTAAAAAGTCTGGTGTATCGTTGAGTGCAGTGAAAGAAATAGTTCCACTTTGTCCAAAGATAGCATAAATTTCTTGGAAATTTTCGTTTACCTTACGGAATGATTCTCTAATACTATCGCCGGTGCCGTCATTACCCTCAACACCAATGTTAACGTCTTGTCTTGCCATTTAAATTGCTCCAATAATGGGTTATTTTTGTATAACAATGTTATTTATCGTCAAGTTTTATAATCCTAATGTAAATACTATATGTTCATAAAAGAATACACTCAAAAAAAATTGTACGAACGTAAAAGTAAACTAGGAAATATTCATAGATATTATCGCAATGCTACTTTAGTAGTTTTTCGATGTGATAACTGTAATTTAGAGTTTGAGCGTGCTAGAGGAAATATGGATCCTAAGCGTATATCAAACAATTACTTTCACGTATGTAAGAACTGTGATAGTAAGAAATTTGCACAAAAAAAGGGCGTCGAAAGGAAACGTGTATGGGATTTACCTGCTTCTTCCAACATCCCTATTAGTAATATTTAAGATTGTGTAAGGCTGTCTAAATCAAAATTTACACTAACGCCGCAACCACATGACGATTGTGCATTAGGATTTCTAATTTCAAAATTAGAACCTACAATTGACTTTACATAGTCTACTTCTGTTCCGATTAAAAACATAATACTACTTGAACTAATTACAAAATTACCAAAATCGCATGCTATTACTTCATCTCCTGCGTTGATTTCGTCTAGATCCATAGTCCCCCAGTCGTATTCAAAACCTGCACATCCGCCACCTTTTAAATTCAAGCTAATAGCATAACAATCATTTTCCTTGCATAGGTTGCTAATCTGATAATCCGCTGCTGGAGTAATTGTACAAATAGACATATTACTTCTCTCTCTTAAATATTGTCCATGCACCGTATGCAATAGCACCGTATGCTACTAGACTGGCAATTGGCTTGAATATTAAAAATGCAACACCTGCACCGATTAGTACAGCACCATCTAGTGTTGTGCGCTCGCTTAGTCTATCTGTAATAAATTTCTTAACCATTTTTAAATCTCCTTGTAGAAATATTTAGTAAATAATTATTCCTATAGGAGGTTATTATGATTAAATTTATGAAATCATTATTTGGTATCAAGGAAGTAGAAAAGGCAGTCGAAGCAGCAATGCCAGAACCTGTTAAAGCTGCTCCTAAACCAAAAGCAGTAAAAGTACAAAAAGTTGTTGAAGTTGACGCAAAGACTGTAAAAGTCACTAAAGCAGGTTTGTCAAAATTAACTAAGCAAGGCTTAGAAGATTTAGCAAAAGTAAATTACGGTGTTGATATTGACAAACGTAAAAAGAAAGAAGATTTAGTTAAAGAAGTGCTTAAACTTTCTAAGAAGGTCTAACCATTCCTTTTAGCTGCTCAATTGCAGTTTCACAGCGAGTTAGCTTGCGTTCTAGGACGGTTATAGCTGCTCGTTGTTTTCTTGACTGCTCTTCCAAACTAGTTACATACTGAAGTGATGGTACTTCCTGTTGAACACCGTCTTCGCTAATCATTGTAAAACGATCAACACCTTGTGCTTTTAGTCCACCTGTAACTCTGTTTGGATTCTTATCCGAAGTCGCTGAATTCTGGGGTTCTGGCGTCCTGCCGTACATTTTGTTCAAATAGCTCATAGTGTTCTAACTCCTCTTTGTATTTATATAGGTCAATGCTTGCTAAGTTCTTACACTTGCTCTCACACATGATATCTGCGTATGGCAGGAATGATAGTGCATAATCGTTAACAAGTTGGTTAGGATAGTAGTCACTGTGCGCTCGTAGTTTTGCCTTCTTGTGTCCTGCTTCTAATAGTGCAGGCATATCAGGCATTGTATCGTGTGCAAATCCTTCTGGTAGTGCAGTATCTCTACTGTATGAATAATGTATTACAGGACGGACACCACGCCAGCTGTCAATTACGCGAGAATATCTATCGTCAGTGGGTAGAATGTATTCTCCTTCACGGCACCAGTGATGGTGTACGTCCAAAACGAGTGCGCAGTGGTCTGCAAGTTCGAGGCTGTGTTCGAGACCCCATTTGTTTTCATCGTTTTCGATTGTGATTGTGTTTCTTGCTTCAGGCGAGAGTCGTTTAAGTGCGTCGATAATGCCTTGTGGACCTTTTCGACCCGATATGTGTACGTTGCATTTAAAGTCTTGGAATGATTGTCCGTAACCCATATAGCGGATGACATCGGTGTGATATTCAAATTCTTCTATGCTCCTATCTACAATGTCTGGGTTATCACTAGCAAGGACAGTAAACTGGCCAGGATGCATAGACAAGCGTACATCAAGTTCTTTTGCAAGGGCACCGACCCTAGCAAAATGCTTTTCGCAATAACTGACCACGCTAGGCAGTTGCCAATAATAGCGCCAGTCAGACTGAGTGTATACAGGAAGTACATCACTGCCAAGTCGAACCATTCGTAACTCATGTGGTAAACTCCCTACATATTCAATCAGATTGTAATATGACTGAATGTTGTGGACCATAATATCCCACAAGCGTTCTTCAGCAACATCACGTGTCTGACGGTTAAGCCATTGTACTGTTGTGCTACGAGTATTTAGTGGACGTTGAATTTCTTCTAGCAGTTTCTTTTTCTGTGTCTGATCTGGGTGCATGTATTTGCATGCAAATCCTATGCGCACTATTGGTTTATTCATATAATCGCCGCATGTTGTAAATTTAAGATCTTGCATATTAAAACTTCCTATAAGAACCGTCAAGTTCGTGTGTGCCTGAGTTAGACCACGCCCATGCGATACAGTTGTACCATGCATAGTGCGGATGTTGCCTGAGTTGTTTGTACCATTGTATACACAGTATAACACGTTTCTTAAAGTTAGTCAAGTTCGTACTCAAAGTTTTGACATTCCATATGCTTTGCAATAAATTTAGCACCGTTCTTTAGATGAAAGTTTTTAGCCATTTCTGTTAAAGGACTAAGTGTAACAAACTTGTGTACTTTTAGTTTAGTCTTTTGAATATGTTCTGCAACAGCAAACACGATATCTCTTCCTGCGCCGCGATCATAACTCCAAACTGTATAAAATACTGCAACACTAGATCCAAGATGATTCATGTCTGCTTCACACGTAGGAACTTCGTCTGTGTAAGCTACACAGATGACCGCCCGTAGCTGTTCGAAACTCTCGTCTGAGTATAGTCCGTACACTTCACGATGACCGTTTAGACGCCACTCTGCGCTAATATGCGGACGCACAGGATCGTCCTTGATTACTTCTTTTACAATATGTTGATTTAACTTTAATAACATTTTATTTCCAATTATTTACTACCCAAGGATCTTCGCAATTTTCTGGATTTGGGTCTCCGTGAAAAACTGTAATACAGCAGTCATTTGGTGGCGTCACGTGTTCTATTGTCCTTAGTTGACGTTTTCCTCTTGGCATGTTGTAATGTAAATCTTTATTTTGACGTATTTCCCATTTCCAACTTAATATCCAGGTATCAGGATATAATACTGCATGATGAGCTGTACGTTGTGCAACGTCATACAACCAGTCTTGATCACCGTGGAACTTTCTTTGATGTTCTTTTTGTTTATTAATAAAATCTTGCCAAAAATTATTTAAACTTCCTGCTTGGAACATTACAACACTGCTATTATATTTTTTCCAAGTAGGTCTCATTTTACGTGTAAAATCACGTATAGTTGCCCAACTGTCGGTAAATTCAAACAGCTTGTCTATATTATTAGAAATGACAACGTCTAAATCTACATACAGCACTTTGCCGTTCAACGGTAAGTCACTGCTAAACATGTACGGCTTGCACCACCAACCTTGTAAATAATCCGGTAATGGCAGTATAGTTACGTTAGATTTAATGCCTTCGGCATTATCAGTTAAGCAAACAAATTCTATATCAAGTGTGCAATTACGCATAACCATATTATAAAGTTTGTTTACATATTCTGAACTATACTTTGTGCCGTGCTTTAGACACAGAACATAGTATTTGTTGTTTACACTTTTCTGCGGCAAAATTTGAACATCTTCCACACTTTTCTGCACCTTCTCTAGGGCTTTGCGTGTTTTGCGTTCT